TTCACGAGCAGAAACCTCAGTTGAAAGGCTAGCCGCAACAGAAGCATCACCAGATACACGTGAAGAAACTTCACTTGAAACTTCAGTTGAGATATTATTGTCAATTGAGGTAATCGCTGATTGTAAACCATCGATATCTGCAACAACAATACCAACTGGAGCGGTGATTTGTGCATTATCTAAAATTAAGTCAGATTGTCTATTTAAGACGATTTTTGTAGTTGACATAAGTTTTAAATTAAATTAAATTAAATTGTTTATAAATGAATAAGGGTGAACCAGAATGTCTCCATTTAAGTAACATCAATTACTACTCTAGAAATAGAATTTTACTTGTTAAATAAAAGGTTTTTCAAGTTCTTTATGGCATTTGTGTAAGCCAAAGGTTCGCATGAACCCGTTTCCGTTAAATATGCATCTACATCGGATAATAGTTCGGGGCTAGATGGGAAAATAAACGTAGATTTTTTTGTAGTTTTTTCTACTGTAAATTTATGCCCCTTGATCTTAAGGTATGCTGTTAAATATAAATCTGAAGTTGAATATAAATTCTCTGAGTTCATCTAAATATTGGGTTTGATTATACGTATGCAGGATTTTTTAAAAATATAAAGGAAAATCTAAATATTTTTTTATCCTATAACAAATGGTAATAGGTGCAACGAAGGTTTGTATCTGTTGGGGGAGCTTCTTTAAATGTAATAGTTGAGTCAGATACTTGATAATCCCCATTAATCCCACTTTCTTGAAGCAAACCATTCAAATATATATGTTCACTATCCTCTACTGGGGGATACTGTAGGGTAAATACTTTATTTATCCCATCAATTACACCAGATAAAGTTTCTTTGTCTTTAAATACTTTTACAGGAGTGTTATCTACATAATAGTATGTGCAATTTAATTTCATTCCCGGAAGTAAAGGCTGATCAAACGTTATAATTGAACCCGAAATTGAATAGTCTGTAGATGATCTACTATCAATTAACAAACCATTTAAATATAAATGTTCACTGCCTAAGGTTGGAGTATGTTCTAAAACATATATTGTGTTTACACCATCGATTGAGCCGGATGGGGTTTCTTTATTTACAAATATTTTGGATGCATTTAAAGCATTTGCTGTTGAAGATAAACCATCTATTTGAATACTTTGAGTTGTTAAAGATTGAGAAATTTGCCCAAGTGATTGTGTAACTAAAGTAATAGATCCTGCTATTTGATTTATTGCTTGGGTTATAGCATCAATATCAGCAGTTGGTTGCGATACAACAGTAGTTATGATAGTTCTGTTTTTAAATTGGTTTAAATATACTGGGGTTGAAGAAATTTTTTCGGCCATTTATATTCTTTCTTTTGAGATTTGAACTTTATCTGCAGGTACATAATGTGCTGTGCAAATAATTGACCAATTGGAGCCAAAATTTTCCAGTCCTGGGTTTAATGGGTTTGTGTTATATGGGTAAGCTGGGTCTTTTCCAACTACAAGTTGATTATCATTTACATTATTAATTTCCCAATATGATTCATACCACATTATTATATCTCCTGATTCAGGTAATACATTAGCGTCAACTAAATCATCACGTAAAAATTTAAATGTCATTGGTCTATCATAAGACACACCAAAATCATCAACTGGTTGGGAAGCATCTCCTCTATCAATTAATACGTTTAATAGAACAGGTTCTGCATATAATCTTGCACCAGCTGCTTCACCATATATGTTTACCTTTGTTTCAGCTGTTTTGAGTTGATAAAATACACATTGTTGTGTAATAACATCCCATAGCAGTTCCCTGTTAAGGTGCCTAAATAATGAAACGTCACGTGATGAACCAAATAATGCGCACATAATTTATTGTGTTTTAAATTTCCATTTATATCCTTTACTATTATTTTTCCAATTTTGTAAAGATCTATGGATACTAGTTATACCTAGATAAGTACATGCTTCTTTAGCACTTTTCCATTCTTTTATAAATATTCCTTCTTTAGAATATTGAAGGACAGATTTACTGTTTTTTTCTCTTATTTTCTGGTTTCTTTCATCATTCTGGTAACAAACATGGCCTATTTTCTTTTGGGAAATTTTTTGTTTGGTTTCTAAAGAAAGTTTATTACCTAATGCGTATTTATTTCCTAATTTATGTTGTCTTTTTTTTAAGTTAGATTCAACAGAATGTTTTCTTCCTTTATTAGCTTTACTAGTTTGAGATTTTTGATAATCACTTTGAGAAAAACCTAAATGGTATTTATTTCCTTTATTGGCATTTTGAATATTTATTATTTTTTCTTTTGGAAATGAAGATATACCAGATGAATATTTGGTAGCATTGTAAAAAAGTGGATTATCATATGCATCAAAATAATCAATCCAATACTCTTCTAATTCTTTCATTAAATTAATATCGTTTACTTCTGCCAGTATGGTTTTAATAAAATTTTTCTTTCCATATTTTTTTATAGATTTTTTTATATAAGTACCAGACCCATAATAATTAGGGTCATTAGTGGAATTTGAACCAATATATTTTTTCCCATTGATTAAATTTGTAGTACAATATACTATCATAAAATTATTTTTTTAACCGATGTATATAACCATTGGTATATTACTAATTGTTTGTCTTTGAGCTTCAGATTCTGCTGCTTTTTTCTCTAACAACGCTTTACGTGAAGTTGAATCTAAATATGCTCTTAAACGCTCAATTAAAGCTTGTTTTTCAGAGGTTGCAGCAGCAATTAAATCTGATTGGTTTAATGTGATTTCAGAACCTGGGATAGGAACAGATTGGTATTTTCCTCTGACATATCCTAGTATTTCTTTTACAATGGCTAAAGCATATTCAAATACCCATGAACGTCCAATTGAGTTAATATTGGTATAAATTGGATTTTCATATGGTACATTTGAAGGGTTTGTGATTATGCTTCTACCATTTCTGTCAACATATGGATTGTTTTTTTCATCCAATATCATATATTCAAATCTCATATATCTTAAACCAGTTGGAATAGGGAATATTCTCAATTGGTTATTTACCAATTCAAAGGTATATTGAGATTTTCTAATTTGATCGTTAAATTCTATAGCTTGTATTTTTTGCAAATCATAGTTTACGGGCATTAACATAAAGTTAATTGCGGGTGAATATGAACCCCACCCAAATGAATCTAGCATTTGCATCATTCCTACACCAGTTCCAGCATATGGGTCAAAATAACGTGTTATTGCTGGGGGAGATTCATAAAATATGCGTCTGATTTCAATGCGCCCTTGGATACTTTGAGAAACTGCCCATTCGTTCATATCATAATTTTGAACTCCTGCTTGTAAAGGGATAGAGCCTGTGTGGTAAGTAACTGTACCTCCAACACCTGCTTCTGTTCCATATTGATTTGAAAGTAAAATTATATTACTTAAATTTTCTTGAACCAATTCACCATTAGCTGACCCTATTGTGGTGGGATTTCCTTGGAATGATAGTAAATTATCTGCTACTTGATAAGCATACAATTCGTTTCCGTAAGTTGTTACTGCATCTTCTAATGCTGTGTAAAAGTTTATGTCCTGGAGTTCAATTTCTGTTAAAGGGTATCCTAAACGTTGAGCAGCAAATTTAGCAAATTTATCAGCGTCTTGTTGAAATTGAATATCATTATCGTAAAATCCAAACGGTGTTGCTCCGGGTTGAAAAGAGCTTGAACCAGGCCAAATAGGAATGTTCATGGTATTTTAGTTTATTATAAATATGAAAAAAGAGTCTCATTAAGAGACTCCTTCTAGAATATATTATCGATCTTATTAGCTTAAAGATCCTGTTCTCCAAGCATTACCATCCCAAATATAAAATTTAGCAACAGTAGCATCAAAATATATTGAACCTGTTAATGGTGATACAAGAACACCACTTCCTATTGTTATTGATCCAGACGTTGCATCTACATTATAAGCGGTAGTTGCAGTTGCTACATCACCATCTACATTTGCACCAGCAACATATGAAGCAGTTTGAGCATTTTCTACATAAGAAGCAGTTTGAGCTGTTTCAACATATGATGCTGTTTGAGCATTTTCTACGTAAGATGCTGTTGCAGCATTGTCAGCGTTAGTTGCTAAAGCTACATATCCATCAACGTTTGCTCCGTCAACATATGAAGCAGTTGTTGCTAAATCAGCATCTGTTGCTAAAGCTACGTACCCGTCTACATCAGCACCAGCTACGTAAGAAGCAGTTGTTGCAGTATCAGCATTACCAGTTACACTACCAGATACGCTTCCTGTTACATCACCTACAAATCCTGTAGCTGTAATTGTTCCTGTGTTTGTATATGAACCTGTGAAATATTCAAAATTTTCGTCCATTTCAGCGATAGTAAGAGCGGAACCTTTTACTGATCTTAAAGTTAAATTTGCCATTTGTCGTTTGTTTTTTTATTATACGTATTATAAAGAAGCTACAAAATATTCTAAAGAAATGTTTGAGCCACTAGCTTTTGCTTTTATTGAATCTACTGAGTGAAATACACTATAGTAAGTTTCATCTACATAATTTTCTACTACATAATCATTTGCTGAGGATGCATTAATATCTGCATCATTTAGCATGATTGATTTTCCAGCACCTAAATTAAATAATGTACTTTCTTGTCCAGTTACAATTAGATATATTTGGGCACTATTTGTTTTAGATAAGTTAGTTAATCTAACATATTTTACAGAAGATTTTACAAATGCCCCACCTGTTTGTTCTTCCTCACTATCAACAAAACGTAAAATTTCAACCCCTGAACCACTAAATGTGGTTGGAATAGTATCAATACGTCTAACTATTTGATTAATGTTAGGGATTGTTACTAGATTATGAGTTTTTTCCTGGTTTTGGTTAGGAAGGGTAATTTCTTCAGTAATGGTTACATATAAATTAGCCATTTAATTTTATTATACATATTACCACATCATAAAA